CGTAGCACCTAATAACACAGCTGTTGACGCCATATATCATGTTTAGACATATGCGTCTCAGCTGTGTAGCATACCAGTGCTACATGGTCTGCTAAGTTCTGGTCAGACAGACCAGTCCACACGTGGCGGTACTTCGCTGCACAAGCCAACAAACATTCGGTCACCACTACACGATGTGTAGTTGGAACCAAACCTGTTGAGTACAGCGGCAAAGTATATTTACCACGTAGGATGCGTAGGGCGCGATCGTCCCCAAGCATGAAAGCGTCTTTAGCGTACAACGACGCCGCGCGGATGCCTCCCATGCGCACAAGTTTTTGTCTGGGATCTTGCAACCCACCAATGAAACGCAGCGGCTGTGGCACGCTCGAAATAGTCTCCGCGGCAATAGCAACCGCATTTATTATGCTACTGCCTGGCAGGTCAACCTGCTTAATTGGCATACCGGCGGTTGGCCTGTATTGGTCGACGAAGGCTCTGACATACCTCACAACTTCATGGTCATCAAGGGCTGTCGCAGCTACTTCAACACCCTCATTTGCGGTGTACCAGTCAGCGAACCGGCGCGACTGGACCCGGTGTATGCCGTCGCGCACCGATGGTGGCAATGCTCCCGTCGCGAGTGCTTCGGTATGGAGGGCACGCACCAGGCCCGGCTTGAGGATCTGTAAGCCTGCTATCCTAGCACGGTTAGTAGCAACGGCAACAGCAGCGCGTGAAGCATTTCCTTTGACTACATTTGTTGCCCAGCGGATGTCTATCGGTTCTGCCATACAAGGTACAGCGTCAATAAGACAAGTCGGTGGGGCACCCAAATGATGACAGCCCAGCCCACCGGCAGCTTGCGGGGCGTGTAAAAGATTCAAGGGCGGCGACACCGTAATATTGTTACCCTTGATGCCAGGTACAGTCACTGATGCCCAAAATGATGTCAACGTGTCCCGCCACGCTTCACACCAGTTGCCGCCAGACCTCCTACACAGTAGATGTATCTGTTCGTTGATGGACCTAGCCGTCTCTGGACCATGTTTAGGTGGGTTAACTTGGGCGTCAGTGCTTATAAGACTTGCAACCGCTCGATTCGCAGAACCCCTGATGCTGTTGCCATCACTGTAGGTGAGCCTTAGAAACTCAGTTTTGTTCGACGCCATCATTTGTTTGACATCCTGAGCATCCAGACCTGACTTATCGATTATCTCAAGGAACCTCAACCCAGTCCATTCACCACCTGCCAACTGTCCAGTCATATCATCACCAAGTATCTGGCTCCACACGAGTGGCATGTAACCATACATTCGCCTAAAACTTTCGCAAGTTGACTCCCTGTAATACCT